CTTGGAAACATATCAGCCATACATATCTTCCTCGGTCCAGTGGCTGGGGGGAATATAGTCCCTTTTCGCCTGCTCGTCGCGAACTAACTCAACACGCTGTCTCTCGCCGAGGGACCAAAACCACCGCCCAAAGACGCCAGAAAGCCCCATGAGACACAGACACAAAACGAGTTCAGCACCTGTGCTCATGGGGCCTCCTTATTCTCAGCAGCGCTGTTTATTGAGTCAGGATTCCCTGGACATAAACAAGGCAACTGCTTGTGCCGCCGCCATGCGCCTTGGTAAGGCGAAGCGTGGCGCCGCCAGCAACGTTACTGTGGTCAGGGTCAACCAGCGCAGCGGCCATCATCTGGCCCTTAGTCTTGCCGTCCATGTCCACAGCGTTGGTAATGTCGTCGGCACCAGTGCCGTTTACCAGCTTGACCGTGTTGGTGTTGCCGCCGCCGTTGGTTCCTAGAGCAATAACCTGCACGCCAGTCACCTCGAAACGCCGTCCCGTGGGAATCAGCAGATCGTAGTTACCAGCGCCAGCGGTTGGAAGCGTGAACTTGTAGCAAGTCACTCCGCCTACCCCTAACTCAACCGCAGTTGCTCCTGCGGCAGAAGTCAGGTTGCTCGGAACCAACGCTCCGACCAGCTTGTTGTCAATATCAGTAGTGAACGCGTCGACATCGGTTTTGTTCCCGAACTCGTACGTGTTCAACTCTGTCACATTTGAAAGAGGCATCGTTTACTCCTATCGAAGCAGGCCGGTCAGAATCGCATTAGCGTTCGGCCGGACACAGACGAGGTTGTAGTCCCATTCGAGGAAGCCCTCGATACGAGCGGAGCCCTGGACCTTATTGATGATGCGCCCGTCCTCATCGGCAAAACCGATGGGAGAAAGCTCGGCAACCTTCCAGTGCTTGCGCTTGATAAAGATAAGCATGCCGTTGTCGACGTGCCGTGAGGTCTTCATCGGAATGCCCGCATAGGAGATGTTGCTGAATCCACCGTCAGCGCGCTTCTTCGACGAGTTCGCATCGGAGAGAATCTCCTGCGCGCCCGAGAACAGCGTGGTGTACTGGTTGCGGAAGAGAGGGCTGATCCAAATCTGGTCAGGCTCCTCTCCAGCAGTGTTCATCACGCGGTCAAAAGTCTGCTGAATACGGTCAAGGGAAATGGCCGTCTGAGCACCCGCAGCAGCGCCCATGTCCAACACGTGCGACTGGAGCGTCTGCGTAGACGCCGTGCCGCCAGTGTTGCCACGGTTGAGGCCATGAATCGTCTCGTCAGCAATGTTGCCGTAGAGGCCCTCTGGCTCAAGCCCGCAAATAGCAGCGACTGCCGCAGTAGCCGCAGCGTTTGCTTGGGTCGGGTTCACCTTGATTGCCATGCCAAACCCAACAGGCACCGCATCGGTGTTAATGTCAGGAGTACCAGCGCTAACCAGATCGCCCAGGTTAATGGTGCCAGCGGCAATGTTGACGTTAGCCGACGTAAGCAAACAGGAGTCGTTTGCAACAGCGCCAATCGGGTTGTAGCTCGACAGGTTGCCGAGCGCCATGCCAGCGCCCGTTCCGGCCAAGTCTGGCGCATTGCAGATCACCTGCACGCGCAGAGTCTGGCCAGCAGCCTCAACAGCTAGAGCAACCGCCCGAAGCTTGTTGATGTCACCAAAGAACGGAACGGCGACGTTTGCAGCAGCGTTGCCGACCGGCGCTAGCTTTGCCGTGATGAAGCCAACAACGTGTCCACCGGAGGTGGTCATGCGGTTTGCTCGGTTCTTGGCGGCCTCTTTGGCTCCGTCCATTTCGAGTTCCAGCGCACCGATGAAGGCTCCTGCTCCGCCCTTCTTGGCAGACTTGAGAGACTTGTTGGTGATTTGGAATCGAGACACCAGGCTCATGGCGGTAACCACCATTCGCTCAGTTCCGACGTTGCCGGCGGTGGGCAGGTTGCCACCATCGTCAATGTAGCCGACGCCCGTGTTACGGGTAGTCTTGATTGGGAAAATTGCCTGTGAACCAGACCACGAAACACTTTGCTTCGAGAACTCGTTCAGAATATCGATTTCCTCATTAAGCTGCGTCGTAATAGGAGATACATAGAACTCCTTTAGCGCAGCATTGAGGGTCGTCAGATTCGCGACCATTTGATTGTCCTCCTAGGGACTAGCTGTCGAAAAAACCTTCCTGGCGCAGCATGCGGGCCATGCTCTCACGGGCACTGTCCATGGTAGGCTCTGGGCCGGAATCAATGTTGAGCGAGTCGTTCGACGACCTAGGGACGCGCGGTGCCACGTTGTGTGACTGCGTTCCCTGTGTCTGCGAAGTCTTGTACTCGTCGATTCCGGCTTGCTTGTAGTGCGTCACCATAGACCGGTACCTGTCAGCGTAAACCTTCATCGCGTCCAGGGACTTGTGGTCAATTACAGCTTGGTAGAGGACATCCTCTGGCACGTCAGGATACTCGGCTTGGATCTCCAACATCTTGCTATCAAGAAGCTTCTCGCCCTCTGCGAGTTTTGCTTGCTCCTCAAAAGCACTAAGTCGTTGCTCCAGCGCCGAGTAGCGGTCTGGCTGTTCTTCGCCAAACGCACCCCCGAAGAGGTCGTCGTTGCCAAAAAAGTCATCTTCCGCAGGAGGAGTGGCTGTTTGTGACCGCTCGTGCTGCATAGCGTCCAGCTTCTTTTGAAGCTCTTCGTTTTGCGTCTGCATCTCACGGTACTTGTGGTTCTCCTCGCGAAACCGTGCATACGGAATCGTGTCAGGAGGACCGTCTTGAGCATTTGACGGCTGCTCGCTTGCCGACTCCGACGCCTCAATTCCTGGGCTGCTGTCTCCCTGGAAATCCGCGTCGGCCTCGCCCTCTCCCATTGCCTCTTGTTTAACGTCTTCGGCACCGTCAGACGTAATGTCGGATTCCATAGACTGATCGACAGCAGGGTCATCCGCAAATGACTCATTAATCATCGCTTCGACTGCTGACTGTGCTGATTCGTCTAGTAAACCCATTGTTGTCCCTTTTGTTTAACGCCAGGTGGACACCCGGCTGTGGACGATTTAATCGATTTGCATAGCGCTTGGCAAGTCTTCGTCTAAGAAGTCCATCACATCGTCGTCCTCAAAGTGCCCTTCGGGCTCGTCCTCAGGACGCCTGCCGGTCTGCTTCTTGTATTGCCTGCGCTCTGCAAAGCCCACGGGTCGGCGCCGCTGCTTTTGCTCTTTGACGTGATAGGCCTGCTCAAAGCCCATGGTCGCCAAAGCGGCAGCGAACACCATGTCGTCGTGCTTACCGATGTCGTGGATAGGCTTGCCGCTAGCGTTGTACACGAAGGTGTTAATCTCGTGCTGCATTCTGGGGTCAATGACCTCGAACCAGCCGCGCGCGATCCACTCTTGCAGCCGAGCAAGCATGATAGGCCGCGTCTCAGCGCCGGTCCACCACCCCATCTTCGAGGGGTCTGGCACCTTGATGTCCGCAAACTTTGGCTGAGTGTAAACCTGCCCCCAGTTACTGTTGACCAAGTGCTCAATGACGGCCGCTCCGTTGTTGTTTCGCTCAGGAACAACCAGGGCGCCCCATTTTTTGGCCTCCTGGAGCACTCGTTGAGAGAACCAGATAATAGGCATGCGGCCGTAAAACGACGCCACGGTGCGCACCTTCGGCACTTCAGCGTCGCGATCTGTCACGTCTAAAACGTGAAACGCGCTGTAGTCCGCCGTGTCGTTTGTAGAACCAGAAGCAGTGTCGACCCCAATCACATACGAGCGGTACTTCTTAGGCTTCTCCCACTCCATGTAGCCCTCGTTAAACTTCACGTGAGGGAACACCACGTCGAAGAACCTAGAGCCGGAAGTCACAAACGCATGCTCAGGCAGAAGCGGGTACTCCTGCATCCACGTGTTCCAGTTGGACACGCACTTGGTGTAATACGTCGCCACTGCCCAATTTAGCTGCTCTTCGCTTAGTGCAAACTCGGCCGCATAGTCGACAAACTGTTGTGGTACCTTCTCCGCCTTCTTGCTCGACACGTAGCCCTTGTCATCAGTCCACGAGACGAAGACCTTGGCGTAGCCAGCGTCCTCGTACCAGAGGCGGTGAGCATCGTTCATGCCGTTGGCGGTAGTCTCAAGCACGATGTCCGCGCTATCCGGGGCAGAGTTAGCAGCGGCTGCCATAGTCTCTGGAATGTGGGTGTAGTGCGCAAACTCAGAGAAATGAATGCTCATCACCGTGTCGCCACGGAAGCCCTTGGCCGCAGCAGAAATGCACTCAACGCCTCCACGGTGGAAAAACTCAAGACACGTCTTGGAGTCATAGGCGGTACGAAACTTTAAGAATTTCGGCAGGTTATCGTATATACGGCGGTATATCGCGAAGATTTTCTTCGCCCCGGCGTCGGACTCAGACACCACCAGGACGCGATGGTTCTCTCTGAAGAGGGCTTTCCAAAGGAAGTAGCAGGCCACGATGGTGGTCAGACCCTCTTTTCTAGCCTTGAGGATGTATATCTTCGACGCGTCTTCCGTAGCGTCTAGGAACTTCCGTTGAGCTAGATTGGGCTGGATAGTGACGAGGCGGAGCGACTCGCGGTCGATAATCTTGGCCCAGTTGGTAGCAAAGTGCCAAAAGTCAGAGCCGCACCGGCTTATCTCTTCGAGTACTTCGCGGCGCACTACTTCTTGTACGCTGCAACACCGCGCTTGCGGGCCGCGTCCTCGTCGGCCTTGCGCTTCTTGTGGGCTCGAATGTCGTGCTGCTTTTGGTCCAAAGACTTGTACTCGACCCTTTTGCCGCCTTTGGTCATCTCGGTGGCAGGGGTCTCGTGTCTAGTCATCGTGCCTTTTACCGGATCGCGCATTTTGCCTGCTGGCACGAACCTTAGCTTGGCTTTGCCTGCCTGCTCTTTGTCGTCAGCGTCTGTGCGGCCCTTGGCATACTTTTCTTTGTCACCAGGCATCATGGACAGGTACTTGGAAAAGAAAGAGCCTTTTTTGCCCTTGCGCTTCTTCTTGGCAGCAGCGGCAGCCTTCTTCCCTTCTTCGGTGTACGCGAACTTCTCTCCGTCTACTTCTGGCATGGTGTCTCCTAGCAGTTCCAATCGCGCAATGTTTTGTTAACAGGGGCATTTGGGTCGTTGCGGTTTTTTTCGCTTGTTCGTTTTTTCTTCATGCCAGTCATGCGAGCGCAAAAGCTTGCGCGGCGTTTGGCGTCTTTAGAGCCAGGCTTTAGCTTGCTAGGGTCTGTCGTCACGGCAGTTTGTAGCTTGCTGCCTGGGTGTGCATCTCTGTAGCTCTTTGCGCCTTGTGCAGTCAGGCCGCCGCCAGGCTTTTTGCCGCCTGCTCTTTGCCACAAGGCAGTAACGTGCCCCTGGCTGCTCTTCTGCTTTTTCTTGGCGGCTTTAGCGACAGACATCAGTGAGCCTTAGAGAGCCTGAGTACTTCTAGGCTAGGGTCCGACGCCCCTTTCGGGTGGTCGATGATGCCCCTAAGAAGGCCGAGGACTTCGTCAGAGTCCGTATCCATTCCCCGTAGAGCTTCTGAGCGTGCTTCGAGGAACTCGACTTCTGCTCTGGCCTTAGCGAGTTTAAGCCGGTCAAGTTCCTTTTGAGCTTCCGCTGAGACGGTGTGAGCTTCTGACCACTTGAACCGTCTGGCGAGTAGCCACTGGGCAGACTTCGCGTCTTTCTTGGATTTAGCCCAGACGATGTTGAGCAGGTCTTGTTCTGCCTGGCCTTCTGCTGCGAGTACTCTGTCACGGAAGTCGACCTTGTTTTGGTCAGGGTTCACTTGCTCTGCTTCGGCGATCCACTTGTAGTACGTCGGAGTCGAGATGCCAACGCGTTTGCAGATAGAACGCACGCTGTGTCCGCTCTCTAGGCCAGTTACCACAGCGCTAACCAGTGCGGGTGTGAACTTAGACACTTGCATACTCCTTGGCGAGTTTGTTTCGCTTCCGGGCGTTATCAGTCCTAAGTGCAGTATAGAGCGTCTGGATGAATTCACATAGCTCTTGTACTAGACCGACGATAGCAGCGTTGTCTTCGTCTTGTACGTCCTCGTCGATTTCGTAGTCGAAAAGTCGGTCCACAGCAGCGTTAATAATTTTGCGGCAGGCTCTGTGCCTGGGAGCGAGCGTCTTGTCGGTATGTGGCTCGTAGTAGCGCTGCATTTGGCCGCACTCTTGGAGCGTCACCATGCGAACGGCTTTTACGTGATCAACCCTGCTCATCTTGTGAGAGGGGTTCTCCCGCATGACACGCTCAAACTCCTGGACAATCTCAAGGCTAGCCGTAATCGCCGCAAGCGACTCGTAGCACAGCCCATCAAGAGACAGGGTGTCGTAGACCTCGATTACAGCCATTTCTGTCGAAAGCCCGTGTCTCGGAGAGCGCCATCAAGGGCTCGCTTGCTGCGCAATACGCCACCACGTCGCAAAGGCCCGAATGCGCAGTAGAGCATACCACGCACAATGTCGGACTCTTCCATGTTGTGAGTAGCTGCCATCTGGTCAACCCAGGCCGAGACCTCGTCAGACACGGTGGCCCAGAGAGCCTTTGGCTGGGGAGCAGGCTCGGCAGGAAGCTCTTCGAGAGCAGCCTCAACCACGGCTGGCTCGCTGTCGTCTAGCGACTCAAGCAGCGCGACGAGTTCGGTCTTCTTAGCCTTAGCAGGCGCCTCGCAATCTCGCTCAATGAGCAGGGCGCGCAGGGCCTTAACGGTCATCTCAGAGTAGTCCACGGTGCCTCCTTGGCTGGGCAGAGCGTAAATCACAGGTACGCAATGCGTCAATAACCTAGGCGTTCGAGCCATTCTACGGCCTCTTTCCAGCCATAAGCGACGCATGTAGACCAGCCACTTTGCTCAAGCCAGCACAGCCAATTACGCTGGGCAGGAGTCAACCGGCCTTTCGCTGAACTCTTGCCCTTAGGCTTCTTAAGCTCAATGGCGACGCCACGAGCCCAGGGAGCATTAGGGGCAGGGGTGATGATGATTACGTCAGGCACACCGGCCTTCATGCCACCACGCTTGAGCTTAGTCCCCTGGCGGACGTTACGCTTGCCCTCGTTGGGCGTGTGCCACCAGACGATGCCCTTAGCGTCGAGCCACTGAGCGAGCCACTCCTGGTGTTTCTGCTCAGAGACGTCCTCCTCCATTCCCGGTAGCGCAGGCTTTTTGGGCCCTCCGGCGCGTTTTCTAGTCTTCCCCATTATCAGCCCCATACTTGCGGTCGGTGATGAGCTTGGCGGCATACCACCACGTGCGGCAGTGACGCGGCATGTGGCGCATGAACGAGAGGAACAACCGTATCTGACTTAGTAGCTTCATGTTAGCACCCTGCTAATGTGTTTGAGAGCCTAAGGGGTCGTATGGATTTAGGGCAATAGAGGCACAGACAGGCACCCCCGACCGGTCCAGACCCCCCGCACGCTACCCTACACACGCAGCAATACACATACACAGCGCACGCATTGCCCTCACCTTTGCCTAGCACCGGACTGCTTTCAACCTACGCTGCAAGGCCTTCACCTCAGCACGTTCATCTCTACTACACGCAGGCAGTATGCTCGCAAGGTCAGCCATCGTCGCACCAACGTGGGGTAGCATTGGCACACCCAAGTCAGCCCCACTCTCTATGCCTCGCACCTTCATCTCCAGATGCGCTAACCTCTTCGCCTTATCGACATAGCGGTGTTGCTTCTCCGCACCGAGCATAGCACCCACTGGCTTGAGCGCTGACCGTCCCGTGCGTGTGTGCGCGCTGTTGTTAGATCTATAGTCTGTCTTAGTCTTCCCGCGCGTCCGCATTATGCCCGCATGATGTTGTACACTCTGTACCGTAGTCGTTGTACGTTCGGTTCCTTTCTCCGGTACGTTCGGGACCGTTGATGTTTGCACTGTGCTACGTGGGGATGGCACAAGTTCGTTCACTGCTTCGACGTCCACACTATACTCAACCGACCCATGGCCACGCTCTCGCCGCTCGCACAGCAGCCCACACTCTCTAAGTATCCGCCTGGCTCGGTCTTGCTCACGACGCGTTAGCCCGGCCCATGCTTGCCACTCCCATCGTGTGCAGGACCACCAACCGCCTACGCCGACGACTGACTGCTTCCACAATGCCTGACTCAACATCAACGCTGCCTTCACGTCGCCCAACGCAATCGCCAACGCTGGACGATACGCCACTGCACGCTCCATGCTCACCTCAGGGACATCACTCACCGTCAGGCCTCGCTCCTCTCACCGAGGCGCCAACTAACGCATCAAGCCTCAACCCCAACGCAGACGCCAACTTGGCCACAGTCGTTACGCTTCGTCCTGCTCGTGTGCCGCTCTCTAGCTGACACAAGAAACTGTTGCTGATGCCTGCAAGGTCTGCGGCTTCGGTTTGCGTCAACCCCATGTGCTCGCGACGCTCTCTCAATATCGTTCCCAACTCACTCATCGTACGCTCCTGTCCGTTTGCACAATGCATAGTACAGGCGTTTGCAGTATGTCAACGGTTTATATGTGCGGGTAAACGTTAGGAGAAAGAGGTAATGGCTGTGGCGACTCGGTCCGAACCAAAAGCAGCCTCGCATACGCGCACCTCCAAGAACCCTTAGGCACCGCCAGTATCGCTCCAGCCCAACGATAATCTCATCGCTCTTGACGCCGCATCGCACCTCCATCTTGAACCTCTGCTCGCCGTCCGTGAAAGCCACGAATGTCAACCTGCCCGCAACCGAAGACCACCGCCAAACCGTACCCTCCGCCATGGAACTCCACGCTGCCCTCCTCCAAGTAAGACCGTGGCAAACACGCCGTCAACCTTCTCAACACCATCGGGGTTCCTGCCCCTACCAAACCATGCGCTCCAACCCTCAAATCCCTCGCGTACGCCGCCACTGCCTACAGCAACCAGATAACCCTCACATCCGCGCACCAGGCTCTTCACGCCCATACCGACCCATCAGTCCTCGCTCTGCCGAATCTTGGAACCTGGCCCTGGACACCATCGAACCAGCCCGTGAGCCGCCCATGAAGTCAATTGCGCTCTTTGTCATGCTGATTTCAATTCTGACGCTTTCTGGGAAAAAAAGCCGTAATCGACCCACCCGCCGTTGGGTGAGGGCACGCCGATTCCGGCAGCCAATTATAATTTTTTCCCAGAAAGCATCAGGAAATCATCATGCCAAAGACCACAATCAACTCCCTGGACAACGTCACGGCCCCGTCCGCTGGCGCCCAGGACCAGAACCCTAAGATTCGTCAGATCGAGGCCCGCTGTGCCGCTCTGGACGCAAAGATCCAGGCACACGGCTGCAAGGGCTCTCTAGTCACTGTAGTCAGCGACGACGTCCACGAGGGCTTCGAGGGCCGTATCACCTGGTCCGGTATCGACAGGTACCGCGAGGGCGTCGAGAAGGTCGCCGTCGCATTCACCAAGGACTTCCTCGGGGATGACATCGTGAAGTCCCCTGACGAAGAGTACGGCCCGTCGGCGTTCTTCGATCGCGGTCAGGTCGCCATTATCGAGGCGTCCCCGGCCGTCGAGCAGATGCTCAATATGAAGGCACGCTACGACGCCAAGATCGATGAGCTTCTCGCCGAACAGGATCAATCCTAGCGGCACCTAAGGAACCTCGGAGGCACACGTCTCCGAGGCTCCTTTTTGTCCGTCCCTCTAAGAAGGAAGGATGCCAACAATTGGAATTTGTCACCACAGCCATGACCACTCCCTTTGACCGTCTACGTAGAAGGAAGGCCTTGCCACCAACATACATCCGGGGGCTCTGCCCCCCAGTCCCCCGCCGTCGGCGCCCGGTCATCGTAGGGGTGCGGCTGCGGTGCCGACGGGCGAAACATGCTCCGTAACCACACGAGCCTCCGTACCCGCACGACGAAACCACCATCT